TTTAATTGATCTGTTCCTTTTTCATGTTCATAATAAATTGAAGCTCCAAAAGTATTTGTTATTCCTTGTATTGGAAAAACTGGAAGAGCTGTTGAATTATATTCAGTTGCATAAGGTAAATCAAAAACACTTGAATCATTATATGTGCTTCTAGCTAATGAACTTGTTGTCCAACAATCTTCTGCATAATTATATGTAACACATCTATCTATTTGTAAATTATCTGCACCTGCTTTTGGATAAAACCAATTAATTTCATTATATAGTGAATTGTGTTCTGCATAAACTACTTTGGATGCATTAAAATTAATTCCTAAATTATCTCCTGTTTCAGTAAAAACAAAATCTTCAACAAGACAAGGAAGCATTTTAACTGTACCATCATAAACAAAAAAACCACCTTCATTAGACATCCAAAAAACTTTACCGTCAGAATAACTTAATCCATTT